CCTTTCTTACAATACATTATAACATAAGTTACCTTACAGTTACCTTAGTAACGGAATAAACAAGTTAAAATGTAAAAGAACCTTTCTTACAATACATTATAACATAAGTTACCTTACAGTTACCTTAGTAACGGAATAAACAAGTTAAAATGTAAAAGAACCTTTCTTACAATACATTATAACATAAGTTACCTTACAGTTACCTTAGTAACGGAATAAACAAGTTAAAATGTAAAAGAACCTTTCTTACAATACATTATAACATAAGTTACCTTACAGTTACCTTAAATATCGAAAAAACATTTTTCTTTGTAATCACACCAATCACAAAGAGGTGTTTCATGTTTTTCGAAAGTTTGATCCTTTTCAATCACATCAATCGTATCATAAAGAGCTTTCCTATACAGGGGTATTTTATCCTTATGAACTATCTGTGTTTGTAAAGTGTTATGCTCAACGAAAGCATACACCAGTTCAATAGTATTGTAATCATCAGGCAATAACGAAAACAACCCAATACTGTACCAAAGTAACTGAGCAAATGATTTGGGTTTATTTTTACCTGTTTTCCAATCTACGCACAAAAGTTGATTATCTCTAACATATACAGCGTCAATAGACCCTCGAAGCAACACTTCCGGCGATTTGTATTCGCATTTTTTTAGATTTTTATCAAGTCCAATAGGAAGCTCTTTATAAAGTTCCTTGCTCTGTAGTAACCTACCGGCATCTGATTTTTTGAAATTTTTATAGATATTGATAAAATCAATAATATTCTCTTTATTGAGGAGTTTTTTGAGTTTTTGAAACTCAGGGTCGTTTTTTATTTTTTTCAAATCACCGTTATACTCAAATAACAAGTGAATAAATTTGCCTTTATCGAGGGCGAAAACAGGCTTCTCAGGGACTTTTATTTTATCAATATATTTGTATTTGAATTTCCTAGGGCACCTATAACTATCAATCTTACTGAATGAATAAGGACTGTATTTGTACATAAGTTATCCTGCAAATAGAGTAGCATTATTCATAAGTGTTACGTTATTGCGTATCACTGTTTTCATATCAGCAATAATGCCCGCTTCCTCCGGTGTTTCTTTTATTTCTTTGATTATTTCTTTTTGGGCTTTAAGAGTTGCTTTTGTGTCCACACCTCGTTCCTCATAATCATCTTTTAAATCTTTGAAACGTTGCTGAAGGTCTCGTTTTTCCATCTCAAGATCGTCATACTCTTTCAAAAATGTTGCAGCTTCATCAGCATATTCATAAGTAACTTGTACCTTCGCGGCTATTACTTCTGATTTTTTTTGCTGGACTATTTTCTTTTTTTGCTTTGCTTCATCTATAATAGTATTTTGCTCATCAATACTTCGTTGCGCTTCTTTGACTATTTTTACCTCTTCTGGGGTAAACACCACTCCCTGAGTTTCTTGAGTTTCTTGAGTTTCTTGAGTTTCCTGAGTTTCTTGAGTTTCCTGAGTTTCTTGAGTTTCTTGAGTTTCTTGGACATCATTTAGCAAACTATCAAAGTCAAATTCTTCCATCATTTTTTCCTTTATTACATTTTCGATTATAGTAAGTCTTTTTTCTATTTTTTCAAGACGATTCATTTTTTATCCTAAGTTTTTTACTTCACTATTATAACATAGGTTTCTTTATTTTTTCTTAGAGTCCTAACAAATCTTTGAGGTATAGTAATTCTTCATTCATTTCTTCAAGTGTATCAAAATCAAAGAAAATGAAATCAGAGGTCTTTCTCTCGTAATTATTATAGAATGAAATACTACACGCAAGGTTGGTAATAATTCTGTTTTTACTTTGATCCGTTGAGATAAAACTTATATACTTTGGGTTGACTATCCTAGAAATTTTGTTATGTATAATAGGTGCAAACCACTTAGCTTGGTTAATTTGTTTATTTAAAGTATCAATTTGATTTTGATAGGATTCCTTATCAGTGTAAACATGATAAACATAATCGGGAACGCTCTTTATAATATTTTTCTTTAAGCTGATGGGGTAAGCAAAATTATATATAACTTTATACTTCGGTTGGCCAAATCTATCATAACCTTCATCAAAGCCAATATTAGAAACTTGGTCTAGGTTTACTATTTTTGTATCGCCATATTGATCTTTCGGTCCTTCAATAAATCCTCTATCGAGAGGCGTAACAGCTTTCATATTTTTTCCTTCTTTTATTTTATTTATATTTCCTTCATTCTTAGACGAATTTCAGCAGGTAGGCTGGTGAATAGATTCTCCAAAATAATTTTTTCTATTTCATTTTTAGAATAACCGGAAACTAGTAAATCGTTAAAATCTTTATATTCATTCAAATAATCTGGCCAGACAAATATTCTAAAACCCAATTTTGAGTATTTCATACTTTTCACAATTCCGGTTTTGTCGTTGTCGAATGCTATAATAGTTTCTTTTTGCAAAGTTTGTAAAATTTCTTCAGGTATATCAGCTGATATAGAAGCACCCACATTTTTTATGGTTTTACCCACAACACTCAATGCGTCAAAAATACCTTCTGTGATAATTTCCGGCACTTTTGATGGATGCAAAGACCAAAATTTTGGAGTATCAGGGAGTAAGAAAGTGCTAAATTTCTTTTCTTTTATACTTCGTGAATACCAACCCCTAAATTTATTATTTTTATTATATATAGGAATAATAATATAATTCTCTACAAATAACCGTTTATTATTATAAATGAAAAATCTATCTTTGCTGAATAACCAATCCTCCATAGGTTCTAAGTTGCGATCTTTAAGATATTGAACAGCTTCTGGAACATTTTTTACATACTCAAATTTATTTAAAAGAAGTTTGGGTATTTCCTTTTCAAGTGTCTTTGGAGCAGGTTTTGTTTTGATTCGATCAATAACATCTTGTAGGTTAGCTTCAGTTTTTATGTGGTCAATTTTGGAGGATAAAGTAGCTCTTTTGTAACCTTGAACATCACCGTTAACCACATAAAGAAAATTCAACATCGTCCCGGGTGTTTCTAAAGAACAACCCCCATTGAAGCATTTTACATAATCATAGCCCTCAGAGACATGCACTAGGTGTAACCTATAATGGTTATCCCCACAAGCCGGACAACATCCACTGATTTCGTCTGGTTGGTCTTTTTTGAGTTTTTTGACTTCTGATTTGAAAAATCTAGCGTTGACCGGGTCAATCATATATATACTTTCGGAACTTTTTGTTTTTATCAGTAGGCAACAATAGTTTTTTAAAGGCTTTACGCTCTATCTCTTTAACCATTGATGCTGGGATGTCCATAATCCTTGCTATTTCTTGATAGCTAAGCCCGTCTTCTGTAATGTTCTTTTTTTGTCTTTTAGATTGACATCTTTTATAGGGACCTCTTTTGGTCCCTTTTTGTACGCCCATTTTTTTCATTTTTTATCCTACAGGAAAAGTTCAGGGTATTGTGCTTTCAGCGCTTTGATAACCCTGTTTTCACTTTTAATTCTAGTCATAACAGTATTCTTTTTTGGTCCTTTAAAGCCAGCCCCATCCTCTTTTTCATAATGATAGTTACCCAGCAAAAAATTATTGGTTGATTTTTTAATGTATTCTTTGAGACTTATATCTTTCAAAACATCTACAGGATTTGTCACTTTTACCATTTTGAAGTTTTTTGGCAATCTGAAAATTGCTTTGGAAATGACTTTTTTCAAGTCATCAGTGATTGTTACCCCACTCAGAAATTTATCAATATTTCTAGCTGTTTTAACCGCTTTTTTAATTTCTTCTTTTGCATCAGTAAAATCTTTTGTGAAAGTTTTTGCCTTAGCACCCATGTGAATCAACCTATCAATTCCAAGTGGGATCAACATTCCATCAGAGTAATAATTCACTCTCAAAGCCAGTGATCTATCATAAGAATTATAAATTCTAAGAGCAGCATCGTCACTCACCAAATCTACATAATGACTTGAGCTTGATGGTAAAGCTTGAACAGCTTGCTTGAATTTATACTCTGGTTCCATGAGTTCAACAATCGCACTTGAGTAAATAGGCACGTATTTTTTGGATACATCTTGTGATACTTTTTCAATGGCTTTCAACTCTTGGACAGTTTCCAGTTCAATAACTTTTCTTTTCATATTCATTCCTTCTATTTGTGGTTGGTAACTCTTTTGTTACAATATATTATAACATAAGTTACCTTTGAAACACCTTAATCTTTCATTTTTTCTAAGGTATTTTCCCTAGAAAGGTAAATATTCCATGCTGTATGAAGAAGATCAGTTATCGATTTTTTGGGTGTATACGTTTTCTGTGTTTCTAGGTCTTTCCCAGTATAAAAAACCTCCAAAAATAAATCATAATCTTGTCGTGCTTTGGCAAGGTTGGAATCATTGAAAGTTTTCAATACCTTTACCCCTTCTTTGAGTTTAGCCTCCAGGGCTTTTATTTTTTTACCTTGTGTAGTCAGGTGTTTTGACTCCTGGAGTATTTCCCCAAGATTGTTACCTATTTCATTCATCTGTGTTCCTTTCATAGAAAACTTATTATGCCTGTTAGGTCAAATAAATTATTATTGATAAAATATTTCTGTAGTTCACCAGGGCTTTTTTCTGTTTTAGCACGGTTGTATTCATCTATTATTAGATTTTTATATTTCCCGGGGATGTTTATTGGAAGAGCTAGGTTTTTATTTAGCATATAATTTTTTTTGTAAATAGGGTTTTCTTTTAATAAATCCTTAAGAGGTATTTTACTTTTTTTCCATGACTTATACCCAAACCTAGGATGCTTGTAAGCTTGCTTTTTTGTATCAAAACCATTTTTCAAATTGTATTGGTGTTCAATCAAATGATGGCGATTGTAAAGTTGGAGCTCCTTGCCCTTGAAATTTGGATATTCTTCCAAAAATATTGGGCTAAATTGACTCCATGCTTTTATATGAAGGAACCCATCCCCTGGATCCCCTGCTATGCAATGAGTTTCTTCCAAAACGTGCAACTCTTCTGGAGTTTTTTCAACAAAAATACCACTTTTTCTTTGTGTTTTACGTGTTTTGAAAAGCTTGACATTTTTGTACTTAAGAGCGTGTTCCCAATCGTGATCAAGGCTATGCAAAATAACCCCACCACGATCTTGAAGGTATTCAGCAAGTGTAAAGGCTATATCATCCGCTTCCATTTTAGGGACCTCAACCACCTTGAAACTACTGGAATTTTTTAAAAGGGTTTTGATATCATCAAAAATTTCAAAAGCACTGTCCCAATCAATATCCGATTCTTCCCTTTGAAGTTGCCTTTTGTATTTGTATCTGTCGTAATAATCCTTTCTCCAATAATTCCCTTGACTGTTATCAAACGCAAGTATTATTTCATTAGTACCAAAGCTATGAAGGGTTTTTATTTCCTCCATAATTTGAAAAATCAGTTCACTTCGATAAGTAAATGGTATTTTCCCATTGGGGCCGGGTTTGACCCCTGCTTTTTTGATTTGATTGGTTACTGAAATCAGGTTACTATAAAAAAGTGGCGACATATCCACAAGAAGGCTATTCATGTTACTCTAATTCATCTAGTAATGAATCTAAATCATCTGTATCATTAGGTTCAGTAATTTTGGTTTCTTCGGGCTCATCCATATCGAATGGAATATCGTTGGTGTCTTTGGTGTCTTTGGTGTCGGTTACCTTCATTGGTTCAGCACCAAACGCATCATCAGCATCTTTTTTACCTTGTTTGAGGTTATTTTGTGCTTGCTTTTCGTCCTTTTCCCCTGTAAACCAATCCAAGCAATCTTTGAGTTCTTCATAGGTTTTATAAAAATCAGGTTTCAGGAATTCATTCAAAATGTAACCGCTATCATTGATATCTTTTTCGTATTCATCAGCTGTTTTATAAATACTGGATTCTTGCTCTTGAAATTTACTGTCTTCGTAAGTAATAAAATTATTTGAACCTCTTTTGACCTTATAAAGAAAACTATTACCAGTTACAGGGTTATAAACTTGCTTGGGTTCTGTTCCTAGGGCTATTTCGTCGGGGGCTGGTTGAGCTGCTGCTTTTACTTTTTCAAAAATTGTTTGGCTCATATCCAATAAAAAAATCTTCCCATCATTATCAGGGTTGGCAGGATCTTTGATTACCTTGATATTTGTAACATAGCGAATACTTCTTCCGAACCTTTTAGCTTCTTCTTTGTTATTCTTGTTCCATTCTTCACTAAACCTCTCGTTGAAGGGATCGGGTTTTCCAATAGTCAAAGGTGACCACTCATTACAGAATCGTTTACCTTTTCCACCGTTAGCATTGATTTTGATCATTTTCAAAAACATTACACCTTCTGGGTCTGGTAAGAATCTAATCAAAGCCCCACCCGTATCATTTTCATTACGTGCTAGTTTGTAAAATCTTTCGTCTGTTTCGTAAACCTTTTTACCGTCTGATAGTGCATCTTTTTGAAGTTTTTTTGCTAAGTTATCCCAGTTGAAATCTGTCATATTTGTCCTTTGTGAATTTGTTATTTTGTTATTTTGTTATTTTGTGAATTTGTTATTTTGTCAATGTGTCAATGTGTCAATGTGTCAATGTGTCAATGTGTCTACCCCCTGTTATTGTTTTAGGCTCATTACGAATGTAATTAAATCGTTTGTTAGCACCACGCGATAAACGTCCTTTGCTGAATTATACTTGACGATTAAAGTATAGTCAGCTTGTGGTATTTTCATAATACTTTCAAGTGGTAAAGCTACATTAAATTTCCCAGTTTTTTCACCATCGATTTTCATACTCCAAGCATTATTATTTTTACTGAAAGTATTTAGATTAGAAATACTGATTTTAGCCCCGTCATCATCAGCAATAATATTTAAGGTATCGAAGTTTTTGAAAACACTGTATGCTTTTTTGATTTTTTGAAGTATATCTTTTGTAACTTCAGTAGTCAGGACACTATCAGCTTTGAGAGTAGAGTTGATAACATCGGGGTCAACCTGAGCATAATCCAATGAAGCTGGGTCACTTGTTATATATTCAATATCAGTATTATTGTCTTGTGCCTTGATTCTTTTTGTTTTAGGATTATAAGTAATATTTGGCTCATCGAGCAGTTCCATTGCCTGAGTAAACTGATCCATAGCAAATATTCCAAACACTGGGATATTTTCCTCCAATAAATCAAGGTTGGCTAAATAAGTGACATTTTTGAACTCATCCGCCCCCGTCATTTTAGGTGAAATAACCATTGAGTTATTCAAAGGGATAAGTGATTTGAGTAATGTGAGAGTATTTTGTGTAAGCATTTGTTTTTCCTTTATTGTGTATTATAATATTTTAAACTTAAATATTTCTTAGAGTTTTATTTCTTTTTCAATAACATTGAACTGTTGATATTCATAAAACCCCAATCTCTGGTAAAAATGAGTTAGAGCATAGTTTTCTGTTTTTCTTCCATTAGTAAAGTCGTCCACCAAATCAAATACCACTGCTTTTGATTTGGCATCATGCAACCTCATAACACGACCTATAGATTGTATCACCTGTGTATAGCTCTTGGTTCCGGTTAAAAAAACCAGATTTTTTAGGGGTTTTAGATTTATGCCTGTCGAAAGTATTTTACTTTGGCCTATCATTACTACAGATTCATTTTCAAGGGTCCTAAAATAGTCCAATATTTGGTTTCTAACCTTTGGTTTTACCGAACCAGTCATAAAAAATACCCCCAAATCTTTTTGTGTTTGGAAATCATTTTGTATTTTTGAGGTCATCTTAACCCCAGTAAGATTCTCCCAGGTTTTTTTCCCATGATCTGTGTGGTTGTATAACGCTATTGTAGGACCTTTGAGCTTCCTCAAAAACTTCGTAACCCATTCACTTCGCTTTATATTTTCCTTTATGAACCTAACTTCATCTTGATATTTCATTATTTTTTGCTTCTGACATAAAAAAATACTAACAACTGCAAGATCGGTGGCTAATCCAAGGTCTATCAACCCCTTTGCGTTTATATATTTTTTAGGTTGTCCAAAGTTTTGTTCAAGTTTCATATATTCGAGTTTTTCGATGGGTGGGGTACCTGTTAACCCTAACTTTATTTCAAAAGGGTTATTTAGTATTTTCAGGAGTATATCGGCCTTGGCTGTATGCACTTCATCATTCACCACCACCTGAAAGTTACTTAGGTCTGCTTTATACGCGGATTGCCATGTTGAAATAACTACAGGTTTCTGTATTTCTTTGTTGGTAAAGTCACCTCCCATAAGTTGGATTTGACTCATAAATTCATCAGTGGCATTATAATCTTTGAAATCATCAAACAACTGCGTAACCAATGAAACTGTAGGAACCAAAATCAATATTTTTTTATCTAGGTTTCTGTAATATTTTACTATTCCATATATAACCAAAGACTTACCAGAACCGGTAGCAGCCACCCCTAAATGAGTACTCGAACTAAGTAACCCTAATAGCATTTTGAGTTGGTGACGATAAGGTTCGAAAGGCAGGGTTTTTTTGAAACCCTTCAAAAACTTCAATACAGGGGTATAATCAACCTCATTTGGGAATTTTTGCCCAGTAAAATCCTCCACTCTTCCTTTGAACCCAATAGGTATTTCAAATAAAAATCCTTCCTTGCCTGATTTCAAAGTATAGAATCGGTGCTTGCCATCCCATTGCCCGGAACGTACTGTTATATTGTTTTCAGCACCCGTTTCCATAACGCTGAATTCGTCTTGTATTTTCCTAGCTTGATCTTTATTGGTTGTAAATAACTGAATCCGATTCTGGTTTATTCTTTGGTTTATTTGATTCATCAGTAACTCGTTGTAATGGTGAGATGGTGTTTGTTTTTACAATCTTGTTTTTTTGTTATAAGGTATTCATCAACTTCATGAGGTGTTATGTTGTTTTTATTAGCTATTTCTCTGCAAATATCAATAGTAGCTTTACGAATCATAACTTCATATTTAGACCCATATGGTATTACTTCATCATTTTCGATTAGGTTTGTCAAGTGTTTAGGATATTCTAAAATCCCTAAATGAACCAAAACTTGAGGTAACCTGTAATCAGCTGGTACATCAAAGCTTGTTTTTATGTTAGATATTTTTGTTGAGTTTTTTATCGCCAAAAGAGCTTTTTTATGAAAAAAATCCTCTTTGAAAGACGGTATTTTTAGCAACATTTCGAAAGCTTTTTTGGGGTTGTTTTGGGTTTTTTTGTAATCATTGAAATTCATTTCGAATATGTCATCAATACTTTTTAACCTATGTTCAAGTAAAGTAATGTCTGATTGTAACAAAATACTCTTTATCTTTTCTTTAGAATTTATTATACCTTGAACTGTAAGGTTATCTAAAGTATTGTGAATAACTTCATTCACCCATTCAGATCCAACCGGCCTAAACGACGAATCCCCGTACCAGAAACAATACTGTAACGATGCTTGAATAGCAGAAATAATGTGATATTCATTGGTGTTATCTATTCTGGTGATATTGGTGATAGTTGGGTATTTATCAGGGTTGATTTTTGGTAACGATTGCGCCATTTTCACCATCCTCTGAGACTTCGCATTTCAATAAATCGAAATGATCAATCAATTCTACTGCTAACATCTCACATGATTTGCCCCCGAAATAATGTGATCTAAAGCTAGGGTTGTAATATTTACCCTTCAAAAAATCTAAGATTTCATGCTTGAATTGAATAAATTCAACATCCCTATCATCATGATAAACAGTTTTATAAGCTTTTATATTGAACATATGTCTGTGATCATTTTTTAGAAATTCCATTTCCTCTATTGGACAATCGTCCCATCTGTGAACTCCGTCTATTTGCAGTGAGCAAAATATTTCCATTTGATAATCAGTGTTTTTCATTATTTATCCTTTTTATATTATACACTTTCAAACTTAAAAATTACTTGAGGATATTTTCTTGTATTTATAAAATTAAACCATTATTTCTTTCCAATTATCTATAAACAATAAATCATCTTCATCTAAATCTAGAAATTTAATGACGTCGTTTTTTGAATATTTCTTATCTAAGCTTGGGAATGGGAATTGTTCAATTAACCCACCCATCCAGCCTTGACCGGTTATTTTGCGCCACATTGTGCCGAGCTCAACAAATATTTCAGTTTCAAAAAGATAATCAACAAGGTTGTTAATCTCGGTTTTGGAAAATTTGCTGATATCAATCTGAAAATAGAGCGGACTGGAATAACTTTCGGAGTCAATGTAAATGTTATTTTTGTTGAATGATTTGCTTTCTGCTATTGAGAGGTGCATAAGATTAGACGGATTCATGCTAAAAATTTTATTATTTTTAGCTTTATTTTTCCAACTATTCAAAGGTTGAGAGTTAGGTTTTTTGTATTCCTCCACTTTGCTTACCTTGAACCTGATCTTGGTTGGAACACTAGCTATTTTTCTCATCAATGCAAAAAGCTTTTTTTGAGCAGGTGGAAATAAATCCTCTTTTATTTTGGGTGTAACACGATATTCAGAAATAGCATCCGATATAAGCACATCTTTGGGGTTCTTTGATAATATCCAAAAGCAAGTTATTGTCCCAGCATTAAAGGTGTCCTCGGGCAAATAGCATATTCTTGATAGCGGTAATGATAAAAAATCCATTTTAGATGTTCTTATTATTTGTCTTGGTGTGATAAATGATAACTGCTCTTTATAGTAATCAATCATTTTGAGTGAAATGGGAACGTACAAGTTTTTTGAACCTGTAACATGCGTTTTTTTTGGCATTTGATATGGAGGGTTGCCTATTATGTAATCAAATTTCATCTATTTCCTTTTTATATTATACAGTAATAAGCTTAAATCAATCTACGATATTAATACAAAAGCTGATGATTTATGTTTGTGTATTGCTTGACCATAAATTTGCAACCATTTTTGAAAATATAACCAA